ACAGCGTCTTTTTTAGATACTGTTTCTTTCAATACTTTATCAAATTCACCTCGTTGTTTTTGCATTTCTAACTCTTTAGCTTCTTTTTCTTCTTTGAGTTGTCTTGCTTCGTCAAGATCAATGCCATCAAGTTTTTTTTCAAACTTCGCTCTTTCTCTTGCTAGTCTTTTTTCAAGAATTTTATCCAATTCGCTTTGTGCAATCATTGGCTCTTGTTGTTCGACTTCCTGTTTTGTTTCTAGAGATTCAGTATTCTCAATCTCCGTTTTTTGCTCGTCAGCCATAGTAGTATCTCCTATATTATAAGATCGCCATTTTCATTATACCAACTTGGATCAGTCGGCTGTAGATGGTGTCGGCAATTATATCCACCTCTACTTGTAAATGGATCGGTTGTTGATTTACCTTTCCAACTCTCAGATGACCACTTATCTCTAAGTTCATCCTCTGAAAATATCTTTCCTCTATTAGCTATACAAAATGGTCTACTATCACCAATTATATCTCCGTAATAAAGAAAGTTTGTCAGACCAGCTTCTTCTGCTTTTGCTTTAGTAAACTGTCCATCAAATTCCATTAAACTATCGTGTGCTAATTGTTTAGCATATCTTCTCATATTATTTCCAACACGATCTGCACCATAAAAGGTGTGTAATCTTTCTATAGCCTTTGCCTTTGCTACCTCATCTGTTGTTGTAGCAACAAACTCAACTAATTCATCTATCTCATCAACATCAGCTTTTATATAAACTCCGTTTATTCTTTGTTGAAGCGACTTAACCATATCATTAATTGGTTTTCCACTTATTGTCGAGGAATAAACATTATCAGCCAATGCGTTTACTGTTTCCGTTCCTATGTTTGTAAAGCCTGTAAACTTTAATCTTTTAAGGTTTGTTATCGTTTCAATATCAACTTCAGTAAGAGTTTTAAACCTAGCTGGTATTGGTAGAACTTTCATATTGTCTACAATCTGTTTTGCAACTTTATCGTATTCTCTAACAGTACCATCAGCCCATAAAGTGTAGTGTTCATCAATGGCTTGTCTTAACTTTGGTCTTATCTCAACAGCCAATCGTGCTTCAAACAACTTACCTTGCTTAGTTGGTAGTTCGTTTGCTATTTGAACAACATCTCTTTCTAAGTTTTCAAGAGCTATATTTAATCTATTCGTATGTCTAAGTTCAATATCATCTACAAGGTTTTCTCTTAACTGTGCTAAATCTTCTATCTTATCAGCCATTATCTTCTCTTGCCTTGTCCTCTGTATTTTTTATATGATCTTCTCTTAGATTTATTCATAGTAGACTTTATAGGGTTTCTACCTTGTGAAGTTCCCTTCTCAGTCTTTATGTGGCTCGTGTAATTCTTTATCTTCCGCATTTCTTTTCCAAAATTCGTCTAATGCGTTATGTTCGCAGTTAGAACATTTACATATAACACACTGTCCATTATTTCCACAATGACACTCGTGTTCGCAGTTACGACACATCATAGCTCCCCCTATTCAATGATTCGTTTAATTCTTAGCCTTCCCATATCATTCTCAAGTTCAGCTTTCACTTCCTTGCATTGGATATATATTCCTTCTTGATCTTCACCAATGGATCTTGATACAACTCTTTTCTGAGCCAAACAATCTGACATTCCCTTCGTTGGAACATATTCTAGAACTTTGTTTCCATCTTTAATCATCATCATAGCAAACACTATTTCGATCATTGTTTGTAACTTCCATTTTTTTCTTCTAAATCAATAATACGTTCTTCGTGGAACTGAATAACCATATCGTTCTTTTGTATCATTGGAATTTCTTTTTCCATCTGCTCTTTAAGTTTGTCTTGGTTTTTAGAAATAAACTCAACTAACATAAACAACTCTTGTATCTGAGGACTAACCATATCGCCTTTTGGTACTCCATCTATGAAGTCATTAGCAGCTTCTAAGTCTTTCGTAATTAACTGAAGCTCAGTCTCAACTAATGTAAGGCGTTCAAGTAAATTAAAATATGAAAATGTGCCTATGGCGACTGCTCCAAGAATAGCAATTAAATTTTTTGCTGGTAAACTTATCTTGCTATCTTCAGATAAATCTAACTTACTCGACATCTTCTTCAGCTACTTCCGCTTGTGTCTGTGCTGTTTCAAATACTCCTACTTCTGTTTGTGCTGTGATCTCGTCATTAATCGTACTAATAACAGCATCATCATCAATAACCGCACCTACAATTTGTTTATCAATCTCTTTTTGGAATGTGCTTGATCTAACTCCACTTGCTTTTGCTTGTTGTAAGTATGCAAGATCAGAAGCATAATCTCTAAGATTAAAAGTATCTGGGTAATCAATAGTTCCATCAAATGACTTGCCTTGCCACATAGCCCATAAACTCCATATCTGTTCTTCAGCGTTTTCCAATAAGTCAGCTTTCTCACTCAATACCGAGTTAAGGTTTTCAAACTCAGTCTGTAAAGCAATTCCAGATTGGACTTGGGTTTTAGTTTGTCTTACACCAGACATATGGGTTGCTCTGTCTATCATCTCAATCTTTTGCTCAATAGATGATCTAATCTCACTTAGGTTAGATCCACTTGGCTGTAATAGAAAAGGTTTCAATCCACTATCTAAATCATCTGGCATTGATATAATTGCACCAGCACCAGCAGAAGCCTCAACACCTTGTGTTTTAACTAAGCTAGGGTGATTGGATAATCTAATAAGCTGTTCCATCTCAGATAACTCGTTATAGATAGACTGTTGCAATAATGCAACATCTGTCAAATCACTAATGCCTACACCTTGTCGTGGTGATCTTTTATTATACAGGCAAATAGCTGGTATAGTTCCTAATTGATTAGGCTTAACCTCAATAACTTTTATCTTGCCTCTCTCTGGTACGAATACATATGATATTTCATTAGGTGTCCATATTCTAAAATACGATCCATCAGATGTAGTTTCTTCCCTAACTTTAATATAATCCAACACATAACGACCACTAGCGGCTCTTACATAGTGCCAATCCATAACATTATCTGGCGTTACCATTGTTAGATAAGGTCTTATGTCTTGGTTAAGTTCCTCTGCTCTAGTTTGTGCGTTGCTTTCTGGTTTATCTACAAATATCCATACATTCCCATAAACACCAGCGTAAGTCTGTGCGTTCTTCATAAACGCATTAAAATTCTGTCCATCAAGGTCTGTATCACTTAAGAATGATTCTAAACTAGGATCACTCTCTAATACGCCATAATTTCTTGTTGGTGGCACTCTAAACAGAAAACTTGAGTAAATACTTATGATATTTCTACAATGATTGTCTATTGGTGTGTAATTAATTCTATTTTGATATTCTAAGTCTAGTTCCAATGCGTATTCGTGTAAGAAGCCACCAGATCGGTATTCATCTCCACCTAAGTATGATCGTAAATAAAAATTCCATCTAGGGATCATCAGATCATAGTTATCGTGTCGGTTTTCCATAAATTCTTTATCTCGAATTAAGGAATCCATATTTTGATTCATTATATACATTATTTAACGCTCCATCTCTGAGGTAATTGTTTTGTGTATTGTTTTCTTATAGGGAACAAATAATCTACCGCATAGCCAATGGCATCGTTCATATGGTCAAATCCGCTATCCTTGTCTGGTTGCGTAGTTCCCTCTTTATAAAGGTGTCTTTCCAATCCTCTAATGATGTTTTTACATTTTGGATCTATAAACATCATTCTTTGATCGTTTGTATTCTTTAATCGTGAATTAACAGCGTTAATCCTGTCCCTTATTTGAGGGTGTGCATTTTTAACTCTTACTGTCAATCCAGCATTTTGCAATATGTTTAAGTCAGTCATTCCACCAGCAGAAGTTTTTCTTTGCCTACAGGCTGGATCTGGATAAACTATTATCTGTCGGTTAGGGTATCTTGTTTTGATTTCTTTAACCAACTCGTCTGTATTAGATGAATAGATAACTATCTCATCAATAAAATTAATTACGTTGTTTTTAAGTTGAAATACTGCCGCACTCATTGGATCAATATTAAAATCCATTCCAATATGAATAGCAGTCTCATCAATCTTTAATCTCTTTACGTTCTGCTCTCTATCAAAATTATAATAGATAGATCCAGCGTATGTCTCAAAGGTTGCTAGATATTCTTGTCTAAATGTCCGTTCATCAAGATCAGCTTTAGCTTGTTCAATTTCATCATCATCAACTTGACCACCATCTAAAGTAGTAAACTGAAAGCTATCCCAGTCATTATCTTCAGCACCTTTACAGAATAAATCATATGCCCAGTTACCATATCCTCTTGGTGTGCCTGTAAACATCGCACCACCTTTACGATCAGATAAAGTTGCTCTTAATACTTCAAACCACGCTTCACTTGCTATATCAGCAAACTCATCCATAACTAAATAATCTAAGCCAACACCCCTCAAGCTATCATAAGATCTATCCGCACCTCGTAAAGCTATAATAGATCCATTTATTAAATTAATAGATAGATCACTTTCGTTTGTTTTTTTAATCCAATTTAGATTTAATAATCTGTCTTTTAATGCCGCCCAGCATACTTGTTTAGCTTGTCTATATGTAGGACAAACAAACCAAACCCTTTTATTTGGCTCAGAAGCATATTTAATTAATTGTCTTATAGCTAAATGTGTTTTTCCAAATCTTCTGCCTGTAACTAATACTTTAAATCTAGCTTTTGATTCAACTACTTGTTTCTGTGGGCTTGTTAATGGCATTTATTTTAATTTTTATATTAACTTTTCTACCAGCATAATCACTACTAAACAAATATTCTTTTTCTTCGTTTGGCTTTAAACTATTAACTGTTTGATTTAGCCATTGCATTATCTTTTGATTATCTTTCATAGTTTAAAAGATTTTTTCCAAGCCTGTATTGACCAATAGGCAGGTGATAAGTTTTTTTGCCCCTTAACTTGTTTTAATACACCACCCATTCTTGCCATAAAACTTCTTTGTCTTGCTGGAATATTCTTTTTAATTCTCATTGTAGGATCACCAAATCTTACTACTTTTACATTACCAGTAGATCTATCTTTAACATATACACCAAACTTTTTATTCTTACCGGGTGTCCTAAATGGTTTATTTAATTTAACTTCTCGTCCTCTATATTTTGCCATAATTAATCTATAAATGGTAAAGGTTGATCACTAACAGTATCTAATGGACTGTCAGCTTGACCTAACATTTGTTTTCCTAAAAATATTTGCATAGTTACATTACCCTTTTCAGCAGATCGCCATTGCATTTGTCTTAATCTCATTTTGCACTCAGCTCTGCCTTTTGTCAGATATTCGCCATAACGTCTTATTGTATTTTCTGAACACCCAAAAAAGTCAGCAATTTCAGTATTTGTGCAACCAAGTCTTGCTAAGTTTTGTAACTGTTTTGTATCAATATCGTGTTTCTTTGGTCTTGCCATTCTTTCCTCTTTTTTAAACTGTTTGTATCAGTTCCGCTTACTGCGTATTAAATTTTTTAAGTTTTAAGCCATACTCATTAGGCTTATTAGTTAATTTAAGATCTTCTTTTTTAATTAATTTATTATTCTTTTTAAATTTTGTGTAATCAACATAATGGTGCCATCTTCCAAATCTCCAAGTTACTTTAGAAACATCTGGGTGTAATTGTACTTGCATACGAGATTTAGGCATAGTACCTTCTTTATCATAAAAGGCTTCTGTGTTTCCACCTTTAATAACTTGTGTTGTAATTTTTTCTTGTAAAAAAGCATTAAATTGTACAGTACACCACCCAGCTTTTAACATTTGTAAAGACAAATCAGTATCTTCATTATATCTGCCACGCCATCTAAATGGCGTATCATTACGAATTAAATTACAGCTATAAATTCTAGTATTAACAGCAAATGGTGGAAATTTATTTGCATTCCTGTCTGTAACAAACATACTATATTGTGGACCAGCCATAGCAATATTTTTATATCTTAATACAAAATCCTCCATTACTTTAAATGGTGTACCATCTAAACATTTAATTCTTTGATTTTTATTAAATCGAATAAATGATTTTATATTGTCGTCCATTACCCAATGCCAATCATAGCCATTGTCAATAGAATGTTGCCAAGCAAAATTTCTTGCAGCACCTGGCCCTTTACTTTTTGTATTACCAAGATTATCACAAGTATTATAATTATCTTGATATGTTTTATCTAAAACTAATAATTTATTTTCATTAATTACTTCTGCATATTTATCATATTCTTGTTCTTCAATTATAATACGATAGAACACATTCATATTTTCTAATGCTTTAGAAGTAAGTCGGCTATCAGCACGACCTTTACTTGGTATATAGAGAGGGAATTGTGGGTTATTCTGTACCATACCCCTTATCTTTTAAAACTTGTTTTGGTCTAAATGGAATATTTATAAATTTTGTTTTATCAGTAAAATCTTGACCTATAAGTTTAAAAAATTTTTCAACAGCATCTTTATTTCCAAAGTTTACAATTAATCGTCTGTAAGGTGCTAAATCGTCGTGTTGAAATTCTGGCATTTCTTTCCACTCTTCTTTAGCATCAAGCCATTTACTATCTGTATTTTCCCAATTTAAGATTGTGTCAAGCTCATTATCGTTAAAACCAAGATTATCTAAATCATATTCAAAACCTATTAACTCTTGAAGCTCATTATGTAATAACTCATAATCCCATTCAGAATATTGATTTGTTTTATTGTCTGCTATTCTATAACCCTTAGCTTTTTCTTCTGACATATCTGCTATTACAACAGGAGCAGTTTCTTCTTTTAGCATTTTTGCCGCTTCAAGTCTGCTGTGTCCAACAATTATTATATTATTTTTATCAACTACTATAGGCTGTTGCCACCCAAATTCTTTAATACTTTTTGCAACTTTTTCAATATCAATTTTTTTTCTTGGATTGTTATTGTATGGTTTAATATCTTCTAATTTAAGTTTTGTAATTTCCATCTAACATAATCTGGGTTATTTTTTTCAATCTCAGTATAGTGTGTTGCCATACCATTTACAATATCTTCTTCATTTTTGTTTCCATCAGAGCCTAATTGCCTAACATAAAAAATTGCGTGCATTAATTCGTGTTTTACAAGGTCAACTGCAATCGAGCCACCTTCTTCAATAATATCTTCATCAAGATAAATAATCATTTGTTTAGAATGAAAAGAGCCTTGTTGCTCGCCAATCTCATAGCATATGTGACTGTTAATTTTAATTAGTTTTATACGATAGTGAGATAATCTAATAAACTCTGGTAATTCAATCTTTTTCACACTTCCTCTAGTGGTCTATTTTCGCAGTAAAAAGCCCAAGTTTTTAATAGTTCGGCTTCTCTTGCTCCGTGCTGAGAAGCTAGTTCTTGTACTAAGATTTTTTTGTTCCAGAATACATAATCTAAACATTCAACCTTAGTATCAAAAGATTTTAATAAATATTCTGTTGTTATAGGTGTTTGAATATTCTCATACCACATCAAAACAGTAATAACCCATATAACTTTCATTTACGCTTCTTCTTGCGTAAATCCAAATCGTGTTTTCTTGATCCCCTTAGAAAGCTATTGACTCGACCCATACTCCAAGCAGCCATCGGTACTCTACGAGAGCCGCCACTTAAAAATGCTCCTTGTCCTCTACGATATACTTTAGCAAGAGTGCTATATGTATATTTTTTAGACGCTTTTGCTTTAGCTTTTAAAGTTGCTTTTACGCTTGCAGATAAAGGTTTTCTTTGTACCATTATGCTTTTGTCCTTGCTCTTAATAAAGCTCTAGGAATTCTTTTTCCAGCTTTATATAAATTTGATACTTGTTTAATTAAACTAGCTCTACGAGATCTTTTTGATCCTTTTAAACCAGATAAATAAACTTTAGGTAATCCTGTTTTTTTATCTTTTACGGCTTTTCTTCTTTTCTTTTTAGCCATTATTTTCCTACCTTTCTCATAGCTTTATTATGAGCAGTTGCAAATGTACTACCTTTTTTTAATTCAGTTGCCATTTGTTTCATATGTTTAAGGCTGTGGTGTCGAGCGTGACTTCTCATAGTCTTTTGCTGTCTCGGTTTAAGATCCGCTATAATATTTTTAATAGAAGCTACCTTAACCATTATTTTCTCTTATTCTTTTTTTTCTTCTTTTTTTTCATAGTTTTACTATGTTTTCCAGTATGATATGGCATAATTACTTTCCTAAAATAATGTTTATATGAATAGTATATCTACACGAATGGTAGTATAGCAATTTATCTCATAGTCTAACGACAAAGTCAAACATTAAATTGCTTGATCAAAAAATTTTTTTAATTCTTCAGTAGCTTCTCTCAGTCGATCACCAGCATAACCTTTTTTAAATTGATAAATAGCTGATATTTCTTTTAAATTAAAATCTTCTACGCATACTCTATACATTAGTTGAAATGCAAAATCACCTAACCAAGTATGGCTTCGACTGAGTTTATATATAGCATCTATTCGATCTTCAGCCATAGATTGCCAAGCGTTTCCACCACCAATAGAATTAAAGTTTGCAGTATAACTACCTATACGACTTTTTTCCCATAATCTGCGAAATCTTAATGCAGTATAATATTGAACAGTATTTAAGACTTTCTTAGATCGCAATATATCTAAGCTAGACTCAGCAACATTAATCATCACGACTTTGCCTTGTCCTTTAGCTTTTTGTTCTTTAGTGCCTATAAACTTAGGCTTTATCTTTCTGCGATCTTCTTTCTTTAAAACTTCCATATTGGAAGTGTACTGCATTTGTTCTAATCAGTCATTAATTTTCTCACCATCTCTTAAACTAAATATAATTCTATCCGTTCCGTTTGAATATTCTATTTCTGACCAATTATTTCCAACATTTACATAACCATCTGGAACACCTCCAAATCTTTTTCTAAAATATTGATCTGGTGTCATTTCTTTTGGTTTTGTCTCAATTTTATCATCATCAAGATATCTTTCACCATTTAACCAAGTTATAAAATGCGGAATATATGTAAAATCTTTTGTTTCATCACATAGTTTATTATATTTTTCAATAAGAGTATTAGCTTTAACTTTAGATCTTATTTTTAAATATTTATCTTGTGCTTTCTTTTTTGAACCTTTTTTAGCTCTTAATTTGCCCCACAAATCATTAAATTCGCTTATATATTCTTTACCTTTATTATTTAATTTATTATGTTTAATATCACTTGATGTATCATTTGGCATATCTTGATAGTCATCATAATGAGTTATAGTAATGATATTTGGTGTATCAGCTGGTGTATTACTTGGTGTATCTGTTGTAATCGTGTTATTTTCTTTTAATCTATTTAAAAAACGCTGAACTTTAGATCTGTCCCAATTAAATGCTTTAGCCATATAATTAATAGAATGGCAGAGTTGACCTCTTTTTAAATCTATTTCTTGATTTTGTATTCTAAATTTACGATCTGCAAAACTTGCTTCTAGTAATAACCAGATAAAAGCACCAACTTCACAGAACGATCTATCTTTCTTTGTTAAAGCTGGGTGCAGAAGTAAACCTCTATCTATTTTTATATAACCTCTCATAAATACTCTTCCTTTCATTTAAGTATTCCAAATGTTCTCTTGTAATTTTTTTACAAGGACTGTTTTTTGCATAAAATATAGCAAAATCATAGGGATTGATATTAAATTTTTTAAAAAATCTTATCTCACCAATATCGTGTGACATTCTATGATAATAATAAGTCATAGGTATTGCAAAATCACTTGGCTTCAAACCTACACCAGCATCAGATAATATTCTAATATGACAGGCTTGGCTATCTAACTGATCACTTATTATACAAGGTTGTTTTCTAATAAAATTTAAATGCTCTATAGATCTATACATTTTTTAGTAGGGCATAGCTGAAAGGACTTATAATTGGAGGTAATAAGAAACTATGCCCTTAAAACAGAATAAATCAGCCAAAAAATAAAGTCAATAAATTGTTTACAGCAAATGTTAAATATTATTAAATAAGATATTAACATAAATTACTTGGAGGTAATAATGAATAATTACGAATTACAAAAAACATCAGCAATCGCAAATAAAGTTATTGCATTAATGCAAAATGATAAACAAGATTGGTTTAAACCATTTACTGGTAATTCAGAATATGGTGTAGGTATTTTTCCTAAAAATATAAAAGGAACTACTTATAGTGGTATGAACTTATTTATTTTATTATTAGAAAATTATAAATTTAAACAAAATACTTGGATAACATTAAGACAGACTAATAAATTTGGTGGTCGTATTCTTAAAGGTGAAAAAGGTACTGCTATTAAATTTTTTAGATTTGATGAAGAAGAAGATACACCTATTACAAAATGGTATCACGTTTTTAATATTGATCAAACAAATCTTAAAGATGTTAAACCAGAACTATTTGAAAACGTAGAGCCTATGCCTTTAGATCTTATAGAAAGAAATAAAACAGTAGATCTATTTGTAAAAAATACTCAAGCTAAAATAGTTCATAATAAAAGCGGTAGATGTTTTTATATACCAAGTGAAGATTTAATAAATATGTCACCCTTAGATACTTGGAAATCAAATAAAGATATATCTAAAGAAACATTTTATTATTCAACATTACTTCACGAATTAACACATTGGACAGGACATAAAGACAGACTTAATAGAGATATTAATAATGGTTTTGCATCTAACGCTTACGCATTTGAAGAATTAGTTGCAGAATTAGGATCGGCTATATTATGTGGAATGTTAGGTATTACTAAACAGCCAATGGAAAATCACGCAAAATATCTTAATGGTTGGATTAAAGGATTAAAAGATCAACCAAGTTTACTTTTAAAAGCCTGTACTATGGCTCAGAAATCTTATTCATATTTAAAAGATTTACAAACCAACGAAAAAAAAGAGGTAGCATAAATGGAAAGAATTAATAAACAATTAAAAATAATTCAATGGAAATATCGAGAAAGTGAAAGTGAAGAATGGAATTTTCAAAGATGGAAACGTTGGACTAATGATGAACGAGATGATTATTGTGAGCCATTACTTGATGATGATGAGGCTAAAATAATATGGGATAATAAGATATTTAACAATTTAAAGGAGGATGATTATGAGTAAAGTATTTTTTAACCCAATGAAAGAAATAGATCAATTAAGAGATCTAGAAACATTTAAAAAACATCTAATGTATTTTGAAGCATTAACTAAGTTTATAAGAGGATTAAATGCGAACTTATAAAACTTGGAAATGGGAAAAAATTTATGTATCAAGCTGTAAAGTTTGTGGCCAGAATTTTGAACACGCAAAAAATAATGCAATGTATTGTTCAGAATATTGTAGAGGTCGAAGCTATTATAATTATATAAAAAAGCCAATACAAATAAGCAAATGTAAATATTGTAAAAAAGATTTTAGACATAAAAAAAATAATGCTATGTACTGTTCTCCAAGGTGTCGTTCTTCTTATGTTTGGTATAATAGAAATGAGGTGGTTATATGAAAACATTAACAATATTATTAGCAATAGTATTAATAATATTAATTTACTATCAATATTATTATATGCAAACAGATTGGTGTTCAGCAGAAATTGATATTTTAAAATCTCAAATTTCTGATATATGGTATATGTATAATTTAGATATGGAGGTTATCAATGAATAGAGATAGACGTTATTTATATTGCAAAAAATGTGACGAGCCTTGTAAACACGATGAAATTAATGAAGATATGATTTGTATTGATTGTGATAATATATTCTGTGAATTAGGTGATGATTATGAAATACAAGAATAGCTACTTTACATCTTGGGGTAAAAAGATAATATTGGGATTATTAATTGGAGGAATATTATGTCTATACTTACTGATATAGGTTATCGTCATTCACCTAGTAAAATAAATGGTTGGGTTAATGCACCTACAAAGAGTATTGCTGAACAGATGTTCAATATTAAATCATTATCTAATGACAAGATGAAGCGTGGTAATGTAGTTGAAAGTGCAACTAGATTTACATTACATAGAGACCCAACAGATGAAGATTTAATTAAATATATTAGAAAATCTTGGGATCTTATACAAGGTGAAGATGAGAAAAATATACAATGGATATTTGATTCATCAAAATTATTTACACAAGCATTAGAAGAAAGACAATTAAAAAGACCTAAAATTTATCAAGAGAAATTTCAAGATCATTTGCCGAGTTATAAATTTTATCAAATAGGATTTGCTGATTTTACTTATGACAATATAACAGTAGATCTTAAAAGCACAGGTGCTTTGCCAAGTGAACCTAAGACAGATCATATTAGGCAACAAGCATTTTATTGGGGTTTAAGTGGAAAAAAAAGAAAATTTGCTCTTTTATATTCTACAAATAAAAAGTATAATTTCTTTGAAATACCCCAAAAATTATTAGTTGAGGAATGGGAAATAGTTCAACAAAATATGAAATGGATAGAACGCATAGATGATATGTGTAATTCAAAACAAGATTGGTTAGATATGTTTCCCATACCAGATACTAATATATTCTACTATAAAGATAGTGGGAACTTTCAACAACAAATAAAAAATCTCTTGAAAGGAGAACAAAATGCAGACAATTAATTGTGAAATTACTAAAGTCTTTGATCGTAATATTAAAACAATAGGCTTTGCTTTAAAGCCATTAGATCCAACAAATGAAACTATGGAATATATTAAAAGTTTTAAAAAGTATGATTTAAAATTTAAAAATTGTACTACTAATATGTTTCATAATAATAAACCTAGCCCAGATTGGCTAGTTGAAGGTGCTCAGATTAGTTGTGATTGGGTTAATAATGATGGTTGGTTAAATATAGATCCAGCAACAGTAGAAGTTATTAAAATGCCTAGTACAGATAATGCAGAAGATGAATTTAATAAAGCCATAGATGAAATAGCAGATGAAGATGAACAAGAAAGAATAGCTGAACAACTTGCAAAAGAAGCTGAAAAAGATTTGCAAAATAATGTTAGAAAAATTGAACCTGTTATATCTAATAATCCATTTGAAACTAAAGCTACTGATATGGAAATGGCATTTATGGCTTGTCGTGGAAAAGAGTTTTTTAAATTCTTTGGCAGAGATCTAGACGCACTACAAAAATTAGTAGTAACAGTATTTCTATCAAATAGATAAAAAATTTAATATGTGTTTTTTAATCGGAGCTTTCGCACATATTAGATATAGAGGTGGGCATTACCTCCAATACTCCCCCGCTCACCTCTAGTTAAAAGGATTTTTATGGAACATATTAGCAACAAATATTTAGAAGAATTAAAAACAAAAACCTATGACATTTGTATAGATGCAAGAGAATCAAAAGCTGGTGTTGAATCTTTATTAAGACAACGAGAACGATTAAAAAGTAAATTATTTGTTGAGTATAGAAAACAATGTTCATCAGATAAGATGGCAGAGCATTTATCAAGAGCAGATTTTGAATTAGAAAAATTAGATGAATTAATTAAAAAAGCAGATGAACAGTTTGCAAAAAATTGGGGTATTAAGGAAGCACATTTAATAGAATGTGAAATAGTTAGATCTCAAATAGCAACAAGACGGGAGGAACTAAAAAATGGCGTCTAAGAAACTAATACTAGATAAACCTATATGGAATGGTGGAGAACGCTATGTAGGGATAGCAACTTATAGATTACGAGATAATAATTTAAGAGTAAGTTGTAGGTATCGCAATAAGAGTGGTAATCCTATTTGGCAAGGTGAGTTATTAGTTACTAAAAGATTTGCTGAGAAATATAGCACTAAAGAATATAAAACAAAAGGCGGTCAACCTTTTAAAGTCTATCTAATACCTCTAGATGATCTTATAGAATTTAATGATATGCTTAATGATAAATTAAAGGCTCAACAGTCTGTAACTAGCAAAACTTATACAAAACAAGAAATATCTAGTATTTTAGCCAAAAATAGTAAAATAAGAGAAATAGTTGAGATGTTTCCAGGTTGTGAGATAGAGCCAAATAGCGTTTAAACGCCCATATCTCTTAAATTAGAGCAATTTGTAATTTTTAGACTGCTACTATTACTTTATATCTAAATCACTCTAAAACAGCATTTAAAACAGCTTAAATGTTCTATTTATGTTCTATACTTAAAATTAATTGCATTTTTTTGTTTACAGCTTTTTTTGATCACTATAAATTCATAATCAACAACAACATTACTTGGAGGTAATAAATGTATATAAATAACAAAAAAAGAAAACTAGATGCATTTGATTTAGATGTGCTGCAAAATGCAGATTATTTTACTTGTGTCTATTACAAGCCTAGAGACAAAAGTTTGCGTATTGAATATGGTACATATAAAGAAGCATATTTTCACGCTTTGGATATGTTAAAACGCTATACAACAGAAAATTATGATAAGCGTAAATTTATGTTTTATGCAGTTAAAGGTACTTCTCAAACATTTATTGGAGGACTAAAATAATGGAAACTTTATTATATTATTTTTTACTACCATTTCTAGGATTTCTTACAATAGTCCTAGTAGTGTTATATATTAAAATGTTTATTGATGAATTTGGGGAGTTATAGAATGAGAAAAAAAATTGTGTATTGGAAAGCAACACCTGTAAAATTAATAGAATGTCCTAATTGTTATGGTGATGGAACTGTTGAAGAATTTTATGGTTGTGAATGTTGCGGTAATGGTGAATATGAAAAAGAAAAATGCAATAGATGTAGTGGTTTTGGTAAAATATTTATTAATGAATTTGGGGAGTTATAAAATGATTAAAAAAATTAATATCAATGCCGCAATCTTAGATATTGTAAAAGTTGATGGAAAAGACCTTCTTGTAATAGAACAGCCAGAAGATGTTTCTGTCGATAATGAAGTTAAAGGAATACAATATATTTATATTGAAAACTTTACGATCCAAGATTGGAGAGAAGATCCAATCGGTGGAAAACATATAACAGACAGTAATTAATTAATTGTTAAGTCGTGGCTCTTGGTTGAGAAATCTCTCGCCAAGAGTTCTCGATCATCTAATTCAGTACATTCATAATAACAATCTAACTGCACATCTCTAGCATAAACATTATCTTTATTAGCTTGAATCATTTTCTCTAAATTCCGAGTTCTTTCCAATGAAGGGTAAAGATCAATGACTTCGTATTGTGCAACAACTTCTTCTAGGATTGTGATAGTTAAAAGAGATTTAACTAAGGTAAAGATGTTTAGAGGTTGGTGAAGTGTCACCTTGACCTTTTTCATTTTTTCTTAAATATGTCCGCTCCCTTTAAGCCATATATGCTTGCGACCACTCCAATAAATAACGATTGATACCAGAATGGCAAATTAGAAAACTTATCAAAAAACATATCCAGCTTTTGTTGTATGTTTGGATCGTCCGAGAATACAGACCATATCAATAATATTACTGGTGCAGATACGAGAATTAAAACAAATTCGTCTTTCCAGCCTTTGTCATTTGATTGTCTTACAGCCGCTTGATATTCTACCTCGCCATTCGCCATCTTCTGTGCGTGTAATAGTTCAGCATCAGACATTAAAACTTTTGCTTTTTGCCTGTTAGCAAATATTGAAGCTCCTGTTTTAAGTACAGTCGGTAATATTGAAAGCCACATTATAAATTATCCTTTTTCCATTGTTGAACATCAAAACTTGGACATTCTTTTTGACTTACTTCATTATGTCCTATGACGTTAATATCTGGATAGTCCACTTGGATCTGTTTGACTAAATCAAGCAAAGCTGTCCATTGTCTATCTGTAAAATTATTTTCAGCAGAGTTATCTTCTGCCATTCCACCAATAAGGCAAACACCTATACTATTGTGATTATAACCAGAGGCGTGTGCTCCCATATCATCATTTCTTCTACCTAATTCAACTTCACCATTTCTTCTTATCATATAGTGATAGCCTACATCTCTCCAGCCACGATCTAAATGCCATTTACGAATTTCAGTAACCCCAATATCCATTGAGGGTTTAGTAGCCGCACAATGGATAATGAGATAGTCTGTTTTTTTTCTAAGTTCCATTAGAATACTATTATTACTCCAACAACGATTAAAGCAACAGCCCATACTGGTAATTTATAATTAACAATATCCATTGCTTTCCAAACATAATTCATAAAGTCCATAATGTTTCTCCTATTTTATTTTATAAATGTCGGTTGAGAAATTAGGGATTTTATCTGGTTGATTACCAGCTAATATATCCTCTAAATTTTTTGTTATATAGTTTACAACTTGTCCGATTATACTGTCTTTTGTTAATGTGTCGGCTATCTCTTTCATCGGACACCCATATTGCATTAATAGAGAAGCCAACTTCCCAGAAGATCTTAATTCACGATCTAATGTACTTTCATTGGGTTTAATCTTTACCCATATCGCCATAGGCGTAATTCCTGTTTCATTAAAATCATAATCTAATGAAGCCACTACTCGCATATTATCTATCGACATACGAATATTAACTGTCTGCATACGATCTGGGACTTTAATTCTTGCCATTACCATTCTTTAACCTTTCGATCTCTAATTGACAATAGTGAATGATCTTTTCCAAGTCTTGTATTCCATTCTTCTGTGGATATCGAACTATGTATTTTATAACTACGCCTTGTAAGTAATTTAAATTATTTTCTTGAATAAATTCATAAGGTTGTATTTTATGATTTTTATAATGTATTCCACCGACTTGTTTCTTAAATGCACTCATCAAGGAACAATTTTATTCCATCTTCCACCTTTATTCAAGACCATTGGTAATAAATATGGCAATCCCTCAATAATAATTCCTGTACCAATTATTGGTCTATCTTTAAATAATTTATTATATTCGTAAGCAAGGCTATCCTTGTCTATTAAACACCCAACTTGAAGTCCCCAATGTAATGCTTGAGGGTTTCCCCAGTATTGGATATTAAATTTCGTATGATAATGCCCCTGCACTACATTCATTCCATAGCTTTGACCAAGTTTCAGAATGTTAGCAGTTTTTCCGTGGCAAAAATAAATATCCTGTCCATTACTTGCTTTAATTATTATATCTTCGTGCCACTTCCAGCCTTTACCAACTTCTAAAAAATCGTTGTAATCTTTTATAAAGGCTTTAGGCAATCCGTGAGTTAGTGCTTTTCTAAAAACCAAACTTCCGTGATTAGAATGTACCAGATCCATTTTAGGAAATAATTCTTCTAATTCGTGAATGACTTCTACTGCTTTTCTTAATTCATCACCAGCACTAGCAAGATCTGGGTTGGGTGAATGGTAGCTTATAGCGTGCCCATCAATTTCATCACCGATATTTACAATCCGAGTTGGTTTGTATTTCTTTTTTATGGCTCTTAAAAAAGCCATCATATCTTGATGATGGTGTGGTATGTGTTGATCTGATATTATGAGAATTGACTTCTCCATATATATCCCTCTGTTAAATAACTAATAAATCTACAAATGATTTAACTGTCTCTGCAAATACTATCGTAAACATAAAACACAATATACCGACTACTTTCCATATAGACGCTATGTGCTTTTCAATCTTATCTATTGAGTTTTGGATATGGACTAAATGATTGTTCTCAATAGTCTCAATCCTAGCTTCAAGACGGATTAATGTTTCACTATTCTTTTGACTTTGACTCGGCATCAGCTTCCTCTTTTGGTAGTTCAGCTTTGAGGATTGCAGAATTAGCTCCCTCTATTGTATTTAGCCGATCAGTTTCTAGCAATAGTTTTGATCTTTGCTCGGCAACATATTGAAGTTGTGCAAAAGCTAATTTACCTTTGTCAGATAATTTAGTTTCGTCATATTCTTTGTTGTCTAGTGTGAACATATTTTCTCCTTTTATCTTACTAACCATTCTTCAACATCGTTATTGATGTCTCTCATTTTAATCCAATTAGAGCCTGTTGGTTGTCCTTTGCGTAATCTTAATTTACCCATAAGACCAACTGCATTCCATTCTTTTCTCTCTTGTCTTGGGACGTATGTTTCAGAACTATCATAGTCAGGATTTATTTTTCTTCTTGTAAGTTTAGTCACACCATCAGATTCAGTAGTTATAACTTTTGCATCACTAGGAACAATTATATCGCTTGGAATTTTATCTGTTTCATAAGAGTGATTTATATTTCGTCCATCTTCAACTTCTACCCACTCAGTCGATGTGTATTCTTCAAGTATGTATTGATTCCATTCATCTTTTAAATACTTTTGACTCCACTTATTCCAAGCCGCATCCCCAAGAACAGCAGGTTTAGCTGAAACTACTCCTATAATTTTGGACGCATCATCACTATCAGATGCTTTTACAATTTTATCTCCATCTAAAATTACTGAGTAACCAAACCTTACTTCACTATCTGTATTACCATCTTTCCACTCAAACATCTCTGCATAGTCGGCTGGAGTATTCATAGCAGTTCCACCATCTGCAAAAATTTCACCATCACCTCTTACATTAAACTCTGTGTCAGGAGAGGCTGAGTTTGATCTACATATTAAAAAAGTATAAGCACTAGAGCCTGACCTAACACAAGTTATTTCTTGACCATTCATAGCGGCACTTGAAGATGGGTTAGTTATCTTTAAACCAATTTTACCACTTCCTGAGGCTTGGTTTTCGATTATAACTTGTTGCGAACTACTACCAGCATTATGAAATCCAAAATTACCATCACTCGTAATACGCATTCTTTCAGCACCATTAACTTTAGTCTGTAAAAAGTTATCATCTGTATCATATAAAAAACGACCTTTTTCTGTACCCGCACTATTATAAAAATAAAGAGCAACATTTGAGTCAGTAGCATTACCTTCGAGAATTAATCCTGTATCATTACTAGGATTACCCATAGCTCTAATGTGCATAGTTTGAACTGGAGAACTTGTTCCTACGCCAATTCTATCATTACCAGCATCTACAAATAGTGCGTGAGTTTTATTATTAGATTCTACTCGGAAATCTACGTCTACACCTTCTTCATTAAAAACAGTGCTTCCAGAATCAAAACCTAATCTTTGTCGTTCTGTTCCACCTGTTATAGTTCTAAAATATAAAAATACATCTTCTGAACCATTACTTGCATCTTCAATTTGAGCAGTAATTCTAGCAAAGTCTGTAGCGTTACCAGCATCATCATTACCAGCAAAAGCAATAGTAGATAAATTATCTGCATCAGCACCATTACCTGCATTTCTATAAAGATTTAAATTTGGCCCAATAGCTGAGTCGGTGTCTGTTGATACTAATGTTAGTGTGTCTGTGTTATCAGCAGTTGTAATTGTTAATCCACCACCACTGCCAATACTTTCAACTTTATCTGAAGTTGCACCTATCGTTAAAATTTCTACCCAAGCGTCATTGTCTTTGTTTCTCATATACAGTTTGTTATCATCTGAATCAAACCACCATTGGTTTGCGTACGTCGTGGCTGGTGCTGAGTTACCAGAATTATTAGTTGCTATTGCACCTAATGCGTCATTAATATCGCTACGAGTAGAAGGAAAAGTTGCATTTTGGATGTTATAATCGTGTTGTGACATTATGTACTCCTTATAATGTTATTTGTTTAATTTGTAAAGTTATATGGCTCTGCCTTGTCCGTTGGCAACGTAATCGAATGTTCTATCGACTGTTGATCCACCAGAATTAAAAAATTCAATAGTAAATCCTGTTGCTGATTTACTAGTTATTGTATAAAAATCACCTGTTGCTAAATTTTGTGCGGCAATAGTTAAACTAGGCTCAGCATAAAAAGCTGTGTTAAATGTTACTGCTTTTCCGCTTGTTGATGTTGTACTTGCTATGTTAGATCCTTTATCAGTTCGATCCATCATATACAATCTTACCTGTGCGTTATTTACTTTTGGTGTTTGTGAACTTACAGCAGAAGTTAAAACAAGTTGAAACTTTGCATATCTAAATTCATAATTACCATCTTGAAATGGTGTAAATGCTGTGTAAGTTGAATTATCATCTGAAGTTGAGATAAATAATTTAGCATCCATCTGAGGTGAAGCACCAGCACTATCAAACAAGCCTTGTGCTGAGTCAAATAATCCAGCGTGTAAGTCAAATGATGAAACTCGATCTAATTGATCTACGTTTAGATAAGATGATACTCGACCTTGATACTTAGCACCTAATGAAATTTGATTAGCAAATGTATATGTTCCTGTGCTTTCAAATCCATCAACTTCATCAAAGAAACCAACTTTATCGTCAAAGTTTCCGCTTATTGAATCAAAAAGTGTAACATCATCACCAGAAAGAATTAATGTTCCACCATCTTCTACAACTTGAGATTTAGTTCCACTCCAAGCTGTTTCTTCAGTTATTGTAGTTGCAAGGTTTTGACCAGCAAATTCAGTTACAGTTCCTATAACACTTCCAGCAGTTAAACTTTCGTGTCCTAATAAGTCAAATGCTTTAATGAAATAA